GAGGTTGGTTAGGACGTAGGAGCCTAACATACGTTGCCCCGCCCAACAAAAGAGTCACAAAAGTGGCCTAGAAAGAGTACACTTTGCGTTGCAACATCTGCGACCGTTTGTTGTCGCAACCGCGATATAACCGCGAACTCAAGACGTGGGAACCGTGCGAAACCTGCACGGAAGTTATCCAAGACACGATCAACTCGTTTAAGGATAACGCAGTCTTCACAGACGAAGACTTGCCTTTCAACACCACGCAATCTCCCCCAACTGAAGAAAACACTTGACAAACGCTTACAACCTTGGTATAATAACCTAACGGATGCAGGCGGTAAACTTATTACAGAGAAAAAGCCAGAGGTAATTCGATAATGCCCAGAAATCCCTCCGAAGTCGCTCGTCTGTATGACGAGTTGGAATATTGGACGGAAATTGCCAAATCTTCTAACTACTCTAAGTCTCAGCGAGAGGAGGCACTAACCAACGTACGAGGAATTGAAAGACAACTTGGAATTGACAGCAAGCCTTACAACTCAAGTGCATTCTAGCATCAGTAAAACTCATCTTCCCTGTCCTTCGGAAAGCTGTTCTTCGTCTGACGGATACAGCATTGACCCGAACACCGGATGGGGTAAGTGTTTCGTTTGTGATTTGAACCTTCCGCCTAAGCAGGCTGAGGCTTACTCCAAAGACGAGAAGCCGTACCAAACTGACGGTAAACCCGACAGGACTGACTTTACTCCTCTAACTACGGTCTTTAGAGCCGCAGAAAACAGAGGAATTCCCAAGTCCGCCGTTGAGAAGTTTCAAATTGACATAGTTCAAAACAACGCTTTCGTGGAAGCCCGCTATCCTTACTTCAAAAACGGGAAGCACGTAGCCAACAAAGTCAGAGGACATGGGAAGAAATTCATCTGGGAGGGGATGGACAAGAAAGACGTTGAGCTTTTTGGTCAACACTTGTTTCCACCCAATCCGAAGCTTCAAGTCACTGTGGTCGAGGGTGAGTATGACGCTGCCGCTGCCTTTGTCCTACTCGGTAGTCGTTATCCTGTTGTGTCTGTTAGTTCCGCTGGAACTGCTGTACGTGACGTTAAAAATAACTTCGAGTATCTCGACGGCTTTGGTTCAGTTGTTCTCGCTTTAGACGGGGACGAAGTAGGACAGGCTACAGCCAAGAAGATTGCAGAGCTGGGCTTCAAGCCGGGCAAAGTCCGAATTGTAAAGTTCAAAGAAGGTAAAGACCCTAATGACTACCTACAAGAAGGCAAAGTCAAAGAGTTCCACAAAGAGTGGTGGGACGCTCCGGCCTACATGCCCGACGGCATCAAGCTTGGGAGTGACATGTGGGATGAAATCATCAACCGACCAAAGCACTTCCAAGTGGACTACCCTTTCGCTGGACTTAACCGGCTCACATATGGAATCCGGCTTAGCGAGATGGTTGTACTCACAGCTGAAACAGGGATCGGTAAGACTTCAATACTTAAAGAAGTAGAGTACGCACTACTCGCCAATCCAGAGCTAAAGGAAAAAGGTTATGGCGTTGGTTTCATCCATCTGGAAGAACCTAACTACGACACCGCTTTGGGCCTCATGTCCATTTACGCTAACAAGCCGTATCATCTTCCTGACACTGAGCGTACAGTTGACGAGCTTCGAGCTGCTTACGATGCTGTTATCAACTCTAGTCGTGTCGTTATTTGGGACCATTTCGGCAGCAACTCTGTTGAAGCGGTCTTGGATAAAATTCGTCACATGCACGCTTTGGGGTGTAAGTACATTGTTCTGGACCACCTTAGCATCGTTGTATCTGATCAGTCTGGTGACGAGCGTAAGCAACTAGACGAGATTGCGACCAAGGCTAAGACGCTTTGCATGGAGCTTAACCTTGCGTTGATTTGTGTCATTCATCAGAACCGCCAAGGACAAATCCGAGGTACCGCAGGGGTTGAGCAGCTCGCCAACATTGTAATCAAGTTGTACAGAAACAATACTGACCTGAACGAATGGAGACGAAATGTCACGAAGATCATGGTTGAAAAGAACCGTTTCTGCGGTCGCACAGGCCCAGCTTGCTATCTCTTCTACAATGGCATCACAGGGCGGCTGGAAGAGCTGTCCCAAGAAGAAGCCGAACAGTACGAAATGGGGGAGTCAATCAGAGATGATCAAGTCGCTTTCTGACGAGACGCTGGACCAACTCTTAGAAGACCACTGGCGAGAAATTAAAGGTATCCTGAAGGAACAGAAGAGGAGACGTATTGTATCTAACACCAACAAAGAACCACTGGATTCTGGACATCGAGACGGACGGTCTTCGTGACGACTGTACTCAAATTTTTGTCTGCTGTGTCGAGAATGCTGTCACAGACGAGAAACACAGTTTCACTAATAAGGATGAATTCAATTCGTGGCTTTCTAAAGACACCTTTTGTGTCGGCCATAATCTGGTCGCTTTTGACGCCCCCGTTCTTAATAGGTTGTGGGGTTCTCGCATTCCAATATCCAGATGTGTGGATACGTTCGTCCTGTCTATGCTTTATAGCCCTAGTCTCGTTGGAGGGCATTCGCTCGAAGCTTGGGGCGAAAGGTTAAAGTTTCCGAAGCTTCCGTTCAAGGACTTCACCCACTATTCCGAAGAAATGAGACAGTACTGTGAAAACGACACAGCACTTACCAAACGGCTTTTCAATCGTCTTACACAACGGATGCGAGATGTTGGCTTCTCCGAACGGGGGGCCGCTTTGGAGACTGTCTCGTGGCACATCATACAGAATAAGCAACGACGGCACGGTTTTCCGTTTGACAAGCGAAGGGCTGAAGAACTGTACGTGGCGCTTCGAGCCCGTGAAGAGGAACTGAAGAATGAAATATACGAACAGTGGCCTCCACGATTTCAAGTCGTGGCAAGCTTTGCGAAAGCTGCAAAAGCAAATGGAGAGCCAACTGCAAACTATGTCCGACATAGCCAGCAGTACCCTGAACTCCGACGAAGAGCTGATGGAGGTTATGACGCGCTTGACTGGGTTGAATTCAACCTTGGTAGCCCAAGCCAAAGAGTTCAGAAACTTACTGATGCAGGTTGGCAACCGACTTCGTACACGAAGGCAGGCAATCCGAAGGTGGATGAGGAAAGTCTCCTCAAATACGCGAAAGACTCCGGAAATGACGCTGGAAGAGTACTGGCCCTTTGGGTAGTCACCAACTCCCGAGCCAACATGATCAACACTTGGCTCAACGCCTACAACGAAAAGACAGGAGCAATACATGGTAATCTCTGGCTGGCTAGCACTCTTCGGTATCGCCATGACAACCCAAATAGTGCCAATATCCCTGCTGTTCGTGTGGGCGTTGAAGATAAACAAATACTTCGGGGAGAAGCCGGGTCGTGGACTTATGAAGCTCGTGATCTTTGGACTTGCGGCGACACTGATCGCTACAGTCTTGTTGGCGTTGATGCCAAAGGCATTCAGCTGAGAGTTCTAGCGCACTATCTAGAAGACGAAGAATTTACAAAGGATATTCTCAGTGAAGACCCACACACAGCCAATCAACAACGACTCGGCCTCGCAAGCAGGGCACTTACCAAAACCATCGTCTATGCAACCCTCATGGGAGCGGGTGATGCAAGAATTTCAGCAGAAGCTAATGTTCCACTGCGAGAGGCTAAAGACGCAAAACGCAAGTTCTTTGCAAAGGTTCCGGGCCTCCCACGCCTTATTGGAAGATTGCAAAACGAGCTTAATCTCACTGGACGGATTACTCTCTGCGATGGAAGCAAAGTCCTTGTAAGTTCCGATCACATGGTAATTCCGTACTTACTCCAAGGTGACGAGTCACGGATTATGAAACAAGCGAGTATTTACCTAGATGAAGAAATCAGACGAAACAAAATCGACGCAAGAAAAGTCGGAGACATTCACGATGAGTGGCAGTTCGTTGTCGCCAGACAAGATGTTGAATTATTTCAGAGCTTGGCTCTCAGCGTTTTCCCCCGAACGGGGACAGCCTTTCAATATCGAGTGCCAATTGAAGGTGACGCGAAAGTAGGAAAGACATGGGCAGAAACACACTAGAGCCGTGGCAAATTGTAGCCATTGAAATGTTTGATTACTCATCTCTTACGGATGAAGCTCACGGCATTTTCTACGAACCCGATGGGAGACAATACTGGTTTACTAAGACAGGAAAAAAGACGTATAAGAAGCCAAAAAGTTCTTGACAAACGTTAGTTAATCTGATATAATACACTATAAACAACAGAGAAAGGTTTTAGAAATTTCTTCAGAAAACATTACGATCCGTGGCGTTGCTCACTGGGCAAAAATTGTCGGCGCTCCTCGACTGAACAACTTCACGGGTGACAGGGAGTGGTCGATTGATCTTACTCCCGACAAGGAAGGAATTGCCACGCTCAAGAAGCTTGGTGTTTCCGACAGGCTCCGCCAACCGAAGGAAGGCGACACTAGGACTGAGCCTTACATTTCCTTTCGCCACAAGGAAGTGAAGAAGGACGGCTCCAAAGCCGACCCGCTTCGGATTGTGGACAGTAACAACGAGCCGTGGAACGGCGCTCTGATCGGCAACGGCTCCAAGGTTGACGTTAAGTTTGTCGTTAAGGATTACGGCGTAGGCAAGAAGAAGGGCGTTTACATTCGCGCCGTTCGAGTCCTCGATCTTGTTCCTTACGTAGCACAGGACTTCGCTCCTCTTTCGACGGACGACGAGTTCTTCGCTACTGGCTCGCAGGAGACCAGCTCGGAGACGGAAGACAAGGCCACTGAGTTCACGACTGTTCAGGACGTTCTTGACGACTTGGACGACGATGTTCCCGGATTAGGAGACTAAATTGACTGAAGTGAAACTCAAGGATATTTCGACGGAAGAGTTCCGTGAATACATGTATCCTGATTATACAATTCGTATTGAGAAGCCTCTTGGACTTAACGTGTCTAAGACGGGCGGACACAGGGTTTTGGATGGAGAGGGGATTAGTCATTATATTCCCTCTGGCTGGCGACACCTTCGCTGGAAGGCCAACCCTCCCTTTAGTTTCTAATTGAAAGGAAATCATGTTTAACTTCTTCAAGCGTAAGACGAGTATGCCGACGTACGTTGTAGAGCAAACGCCAGATGGCAAGTTTGCGATTGTTACTACTGACGCTCGTGAGAACATGGGCACGTACACCCGCAAGCGCGACGCAGTTCGTGGCGCAATGCGCAAGGGCATTACTCTAGCGAATGCCTAAAACTATCGACAGCCTAGTTGGTGACATTTACGCCCTTCTGGACGAAGACACCAACCACGAGCCGTCGGAAGAGAATCTCGACTGGATTGGAGAACAGGTGAAAGTCCTGCTTAGAAGTCGATTGTCCAGTCGAGAGAGAGCAGCAGCAACACTTAGGTTCTCGGCTTTGGGTCGGCCTGACAGGCAGCTCTGGTATGCTCAAAACAGACCCGAGCAAGCAGAGCGTATGCTACCTAAGACCTACTTCAAGTTTCTGTACGGAGACATGATTGAGTTGCTGCTGCTCTTTCTTGCTAAGGAAGCTGGACATGAAGTCACTCACGAACAAGCTGAAGTTGAAGTTGACGGAGTTAAAGGCCACGCTGACGCCGTTATTGACGGTGTTACGGTGGACTGCAAATCCGCTAGTTCATATTCTTTCAACAAGTTCGTATCGGGTGCATTCGTCACGTCCGATCCTTTCGGATACATCTCGCAGCTTTCAGGGTACAAGTACGCCCTTGGTACTGAACGCGCCGGGTTTCTGGTGGCGGATAAGGTTCACGGTGACATTTGCTTTGCTGAAGTTAGCGGAGAAGTTCTCGCCGCCAATGAGCCAAGCGACAGGATACAACATCTTCGTGAAGTACTCAGTAACGAAGTCGAGCCTGAAAAATGCTATCCGGATAAGCCAGAGGGTGTTTCGGGGAACAGAGTTCTCGACGTGTCATGCTCTTACTGCGCATTTAAGCAGCACTGCTGGCGAGACGCCAACGGTGGGCAAGGGCTTCTCGCCTACACGTATTCCACGGGACCGAAGTTTTTCACACAAGTAAAGAAAGAGCCGCGTGTCCAAAAAGAAGACTGGTAACAAACCTAAGTTCCGGTCTGGCTTTGAAGAGACAATTTGGGACACGGTGGTTCGAAACAAACTAAAGATGGAGTACGAACCCATCTTTGTCCCTTATCACATCAAAGGAAACTATCGTCCGGATTTCGTTCTTCCCAACGGAATCATTGTAGAGGCTAAAGGATACCTAGACGCTGCCGCCTGTAGAAAAATGAAGGCGGTGAAGGCGTGTAATCCTCACCTAGACATTCGATTTGTTTTCCAGAACGCCAACGGCAAACGTAACAAACGCGCGAAGCTGAGGAATTGGGAATGGGCGGAAGCTCACGGATTTCCTTGGACCGAGGGCACCATTCCTTTGGAGTGGTTCGAGGAAGAACCAATTGAGTAAAAAGATACTTGTAATCGACATTGAGACGAAGCCAATTCTTTCTTACCACTGGGGATTGTTCAATCAGAACATTTCTCTAGATCAGATTGTGGAAGACGGTGGAGTTCTTTGCGTTGGGGCGAAGTGGCTCGGGGATAAAAAGTGTCACTTCTTTAGTGAATGGGAACACGGACAGGAAGGGATGC